AGTGCCTTGTGCGAAGGCACTTTGCCATGGAGCGAAAATGCGAACGTTCATAGCCGTTGTTCCATTTCCGGGTGCCAGAGTAAACGAAGTTTCCGTATAATGCTTTTTCATGACTTCCTTTTTGCGCATAACTGTTCTTAGAACAGCTTTCTTGAAAGAGCGCCTCTTAGCCGAGCGAAAGAGACGTTTCACTCGGGATCTTTGCGAGGATGGAAATCGTCCGCGTCGACGTCGAAAGGTTCCGAGTCGACGGAAGCGTCGTCGGCTGAATGCCATAGTTCCTCCAGTACTTTGTTGATCAAGTCGAGCTTTCTTTCCAGTTGTTGGAGTATTGGGAGGAGTTGTCCAAGGATTTTTTCGCTTGTGTCCTCTTTCACCATACGCTACGATGCCCCAAGTTGCGACTGCTCCGAGTCCGGCAGTTATTACTTCTGGTGTTAAAAGCTCCATCGTCGTTGTGCTGCGCTCACGTGGTGTTTAAATACTTATATAAGTCCCGCGTTTCCGCGATGCGGCATGGTAATATTAAATGCCGCATGAGTCACGCTTCCGATTTTGCAACAAGCGAGTATTTCTCACGTACCCACAGAGCGGTGACGTTTCTACCGAGACCGTTCGAGACTTCCTCCGGGACACACGAGGTGCTTCCTGGTATACTGTTGCATTGGAGCAACATGAGAGCGGGGGAAATCATATTCACGCTTACGCTGAGTGGCGCGAGCGAGTCGACGTGCGAGACGAAAGATATTTCGACGTGGCTGGACTACACCCTAACATACAACCCGTTCGAAACCGTACCAAGTGTATTGGATACGTACAGAAAGACGGAAATTATATCGGGAATGTGTCAGTGGAGGGCTCTACTACCACGAAGTACGCAGCTCTTATTAGCGAGTCACGTGGATCTGAGGAGTTTCTGGCGGGAGCTGTGGAACTCGATCCAAGACGTGCAATCTACGGTTATCAACACCTCGAGTACTTTGCGGAACGAAAGTGGGGAGGGGTACTGGAGACTTACACTCCAGAATACACCTTCTCTGGGGACGTCCTACCTGCTGACCTGGTACAGTACGCTGACGAGTATTTAAGACCTGATACTGTAAGTCCTAACGGAGTGATATCGTTACGCCTACCGGCTCCACTAACGTTTACGCAACTAATCTCTAAACCCAAGGTAGTTTCAGGACGCGCGAGATCTCTGGTACTCATCGGGGCTAGCAGAACTGGCAAGACGGAGTGGGCACGAAGTCATGGAGACCACATGTACTTCTGCGGAACGTGGAATTGGCGAGAATGGGATGATAGAGCAAGATACGTGGTCTTTGACGACTGCGCTTTTGGCGTCTTTGGAGCATACTGGAAAGCTTTCCTGGGATGCCAGAAGCGATTCACTATCAATCCCAAGTATGGGAAGCGAAGAACCGTACTATGGGGAAGACCCGCTCTTTGGGTATGTAACCCAGAAGGTGACCCCCGAAGAGCTTCTGGACTGGGATGCGATGAGCTTGAATGGCTTTCCATAAACTGTGTTTTTGTTGAGCTAGAAGCTCCTTTATTCCAAATAAACGACTAATCATCGTGATACATTAACAGACCACGATGGTCGACGTCAATAGCAGAGGAAGAAGAGATAAAATCTTGACCCCAAGTGCGAACAGCAACGTAATACTGAGAATAATTGCCACGACGACCGAGGGGGCCAAAGAAACGTGGTACGCCGTCGATGACCTCTTGAGTCTCTTGTATCTGTACGCGTTTGTTAAATTTGAACGTGAGCGTTGTGTCGAAGAATGGGTCGGTAGCGGCCTGTCCGAATCCATGGAGCTTGAAGTTCTTGATCCAGATGATTTTGATGTTGTCGTTGTTGAACTTGGTGACAGGAGAAAGGCCCGAGAACTGTCCGGGTGAGGCGGTAACATCGAACAAAGGAATGTTTCCATTTGGAGCGACTTGAGTTGGATTTGTAGTTGTTGTGGTTGTTGCACTCATTGTTTGACCTTCATTGTTGACATCCGTGTTGGCCGCGGTGACGTCCATTTGGAAGTCGGATTTGAAGAAAATGAATTGGACATGGACATCGCCAGCCAATAGGCCCTTGACATTCAAGCGCCACATGAACTTCCATAAAAATGCTGTCGATCCCACCATTTGCCCCGATCCAGTGCCTTGTGCGAAGGCACTTTGCCATGGAGCGAAAATGCGAACGTTCATAGCCGTTGTTCCATTTCCGGGTGCCAGAGTAAACGAAGTTTCCGTATAATGCTTTTTCATGACTTCCTTT